CCGCGAGAGTTCCTCAAGTTCGAGATTGTCGGCGACCTTCTTGTCGTCGGGGTGTATGACTCCGCTACGAGTGCGTGGGCGGAGACAGAGATTAAGATCGCACTGGTTGAGGCGAGACTTGACGCCACCGCTGTCCTCATCCGCGCCGATCTAGACCTCGCGTTGAGACAACTGAAGGTGGGCGGGCACCCATAACAGTGAAATATCTACGTGAACCACGACGAGCCCACTGTGCATCTTCCTGGTAGGGTCGTGTGTGTCGAGTACACCGGCCCCGAACTGTTGCGGGGACGACCGCAAGTCATCACTCGCGCTTACTTGGATCTGCTGACCGCGCAGATGGAGCGCCTGATCCGCGCGCTGCGATCGTTTAAATCCTGAACGTAGTCAACCCGAGAGGCCCGTAAATCGGCGGGCCTTTCCATTTCTGGACGCATGGATGCGCCCAGTGCGGCCCGTCAGTCTCGCATCGCAACGAACGCGAGCAGGGCCGCAATTATTCCCGGAGTCCCATGCCCCGAGGCAACGGTAGTGCTGGGCGCTTGGTCACGCTCAAGCCTCGGGTGCAGCAGTCTGGCCAAAGGGTAAAGATACTACCAGGCTTTCAAACTCCGATGACGGCCAACAGGTTGCGCGGCCGCGCGGGTGTTGAGCGCCGGGCGCGATGGTTGAGCCTGCATCCCATTTGCAGGGTATGCGAGGAGCAGGGCAAGGTCTCGGTTGGGGAAGAGCTTGACCATGTCATACCTCTATCCGAGGGAGGGCAGGACGACGATACCAACCTGCAAACGCTATGCCGCTGGCACCACGATGCGAAGACCGCCCTTGAGCAAGCCCGCGCTGCATACCGAGAAACGCAAGGCCATGTTGCAGCTCAGAACTTTCCTGAATGGATAGGACATGCAACCTGCGCGTTGACCGTCGTGTTCGGGCCGCCAGGTTCAGGAAAGAGCACTTACGTGCGAGAACGCGCTAAACCAGGCGACTACATCATCGACTTGGATGAGATCGTAGCAGAGATATCTCAGTTACCGATCTACCAAGCAGATCCATCTTGGCTGAACGTGGCCATCCGGGAGCGCAACAGGCGTCTACAAGCCCTCGGCACCATGCACCCCACAGACCGCGCTTGGTTCATGACGGGCGGAGCGGGGCGTGCTAGGCGCCAATGGTGGGTAGACCTATTGAACCCCGCGCAGACCGTGCTACTCGACACTCCGCAAGATGAATGCTTGCGCCGCATCAACGCCGACGTCAGGCGAGTCAACGCAAGGGCGAGACAGATAGCGGCAGTGCGCGCATGGTGGAAAGACAACGGTGGGGGGGTATCAACGTTTTAGAAACGCTTCATGTAAGGACACCCCCTGCGGCCCCATTCGGACAAAATTTTCCCTTATTGAAACATGGCGAAAGCTAAACAATCGAAGCCACTGGAGTTTCTGCTGGCGGTAATGGATGACCCGGAGGTGGACAAGAAGCTGAGGGTACGGGCTGCGGTTGCTGCTGCTCAATATCTGCACACGAAACGGGGTGACGGTGGCAAGAAAGACGAGAAAGAGCGGGCCGCCAAAACTGCCGGAGAAGGAAAGTTCAAGCCCGCGGCTGCGCCGAAGCTCGTCGTCAACAACGGCTGATTGGACGACCGCTTGTCCTGATTGGGAACGCCGGATAATCGCGGGGGAGTCGCTGATCCCGTTTGCCCCGCTCTTTCCGGGCGAATCGGTATCGGCTCTTGAGGTTTTCAATGCCTTGAGGGTGGTGGATGTGCAGGGCGGGCCGACCCTTGGCGAACTGTCCAGAGCGTGGATCTTGGAGTTCGTGGGTTCTGTTTTCGGGGCTTACGATCCGGAAGCCGGCAGGCGGCTGATCACGGAATTCATGCTTTGCGTTTCGAAGAAGAACGCGAAGTCCACGGTAGCGGCCGGGATCATGATGACCGCCCTGATCCGGAACTGGCGGGATTCTGCTGAATTCCTGATCCTGGCCCCGACGATCGAGATTGCGAACAACTCGTTCTATCCGGCCCGCGACATGGTCAGGAAAGATTCTGAGCTCTCGGACTTATTCCAGGTTCAGGAGCACTACCGGACGATTACCCATCGGGTCAACGGCTCGATGCTAAAGGTGGTGGCGGCTGACAACGAGACGGTCGGAGGAAAGAAGGCCACCGGGGTACTGGTCGATGAATTGTGGCTCTTCGGCAAACAGGCGAACGCCGAGAACATGCTGAGAGAGGCTTGCGGGGGTCTCGCTTCAAGGCCAGAGGGCTTCACGATTTTCCTGTCAACGCAGTCGGACGTAGCCCCTGCTGGCGTTTTCAGGCAGAAGTTGCAATACGCCCGAGGTGTCAGGGACGGGAGGATCGTGGACAAGCGGTTCCTTCCGGTGCTGTTTGAGTTTCCTGATGAGATGCTCAAGAACAAGGGTTATCTCGAACCGAAGAATTTCTACATCACGAACCCGAATCTTGGGGCGTCGGTTGCTAAGGAGTTTCTAGAACGCGAGGCCCAGAAGGCTGAAAACGACGGGGTTGAGTCTCAGTGCGGATTTTTCTCCAAGCACCTGAATGTCGAGATCGGACTGGCTCTTCATTCCGACCGCTGGGCTGGAGCTGATTACTGGGAGGTCCAGGCAAGGCCAGCATTCACCCTGGACGAGTTACTGGCCCGTTGCGAGGTGGTCGACGTTGGTATAGACGGGGGTGGCTTGGATGACCTTCTTGGTCTTGCTGTTATAGGTCGTGACTCGACCGGCCGATGGTTACTTTGGACTCACGCCTGGGCGCATCGGATCGTTCTTGATCGCAGGAAGTCCGAGGCCGACAGGTTTCGTGACTTTTCAAAAGACGGAGACCTAACTATCGTCGCCGACATTGGCGAGGACGTTGACGAAGTCGCGGGGCTGGTTGCACATTGCGAGGCGTCTGGAAAGCTCGACAAGGTCGGGGTTGACCAAGCAGGTATTGGAGCGATTCTTGACGCGATTGTAGCTTCTGGAGTCCCGCAGGAAAAGGTTGTCGGAATACCGCAGGGCTGGAAGATGAACGGCGCCATCAAAACCACCGAGCGTAAGTTGGCCGAGTGCGGATTCATTCACGGCGGTCAGAAAATGATGGCATGGGTGGTCGGAAACATGAAAGTCGAGCCACGCGGTAACGCCATCATGATCACGAAACAAGTTTCTGGGTCAGCGAAAATTGATCCAGGGCTGGCGATGTTTGATGCTGCGGCCCTAATGTCACTCAATCCCGCTCCACAAGAGAAAAGTTACCAGTTGATGTTCGTCTGAAAACTCTTGACCCGTTTCACTCGAAGGCCGCCATCGCGCGGCCTTTTTCTTTTTCCGGAGTTGCCCATGCCGACCAAACGTGCCTACAGCGTCCTCACGATTAAGAGCATCGATGAGGACCTGCGCATCATCGAGGGCGTGGCCTCGACTCCGACCGCGGATCGCCTCGGCGATATCGTCGAGCCGATGGGCGCGGAGTTCAAATTGCCGCTTCCTCTCCTCTCGCAGCACAACTCGCGCGAACCGATCGGCGAAGTATTCGAGGCGAGACTTACCCCGGACGGTATTCCGTTCAAGGCTCGGATCGCGAAGGTGCTCGAGCCCGGGTTGCTGAAGGACCGGATCGACAAAGCGTGGCAGGAGATTAAATACAAGCTCGTGAAAGGCGTCTCGATCGGGTTCTCCGAGATCGAGACCTCGCAGATCAAGGACACCTGGTCCTACCATTTTTTGAAGTGGGCATGGCTCGAGCTCTCGTGCGTGACCATTCCGGCGAACGTCGAAGCAACCATCACCTCCATCAAGTCCGCAGATCAAGCGCTCCTGGCCGCGTCAGGCCGAGTGGAGCGCCCAGTCGTGCGCTTGGCTAACCCTCCCGGCGCTTCGGGATTTCGCAAAGAAGTCATCCCGAAAGGAACCGAAATGAAAAAGACCATTGCCGAGCAGATCTCGGCGTTCGAAGCCAAGCGAGCGGCGTCAGTCGCGCGCATGGAAGAAATCATGTCGAAGTCCGAAGAAACCGGCACGACTCTCGACGAAGCCCAAACGCAGGAATACGACACGTTGAGGGCCGAAGTGAAGACCATCGATGAACATCTTGTGCGTCTGAAAGAGCACGAGAAAGTCATGATCGCGAAGGCCGTGGAAGTCACCGCGGACAAGGGCCTGGACCCGGACAAGGGTTCCCAAGCGCGTGCGAGCGATATCATCGTTCTCGGCCCCAAGCTCGAAAAGGGCATTCCCTTCACGCGCTACGTCTTGGCAATGGCCAGGGCGAAGGGCAGCTTGACCGGCGCTCTTGCGATCGCCGAGAACAACAAGCGGTGGAAAGACCAGACCCCGGAAGTGGCGCTCGTGCTGAAAGCAGCGGTGGCCGCCGGCGATACGACTACCGCGGGCTGGGCTTCTGAGCTCGTGTACGCGCAGAACCTCGTCGCCCAGTTCATCGAGTTCCTGCGCCCGCAAACCATCATCGGCCGCATTCCTGGCTTGACGCCGGTGCCGTTCAATGTTCGCGTCAGTAGCCAGACCTCCGGCTCGAGCGCGTTCTGGGTGGGGCAGGGCAAGCCGATTCCTGTCAGCAAACTGGCTACCGGTTCGGTGCAACTCGGGATCGCGAAGGCCGCGGGGTTGGTGGTGCTCGACGAGGAACTGGTCCGCAGTTCGGAGCCTTCGGCCGAATTGCTGGTCCGTAATGACCTCGGCAAGGCAATCGCGCAGTTCACGGATGTCCAGTTCGTGGACCCGG